GGCGAGACACACGGAGAAGGGCATACCCTTCTCCCAGTTGCGTTCGTTATACTTCTCCGCGCCTTTCCGCATCCACTCGCCCTCGCGCAGATTCGCGAAGGGGGAGATGAGATCCGGGCGCGGCTTCTTCGTCGCCGTGTCCCGAACCGCGCCCGTCTGGAATGTCCGTCGTTCGCCCGAGTCGTGCATCGCTACTCTCCTTGCCAAAGATTCGATCCCAATTCGCTTCATACGCCGCCCGGTGAACCGGGCGGTAACGGTCGCCTTTGCCCGCCACGATCAGCCTCCGATCTTGTTCACATAATCGGTGTACTGAAGAGTGTTCATGTTCAAGCTCCTAGGTACTTGTTCGAGGCGGAAGGGGTCAACCCCAGTCCGACGTACCGCATGACCTTCTCCCCGTTCACTACGTCGTGAGCAGTTTTGACGGTCGGAATACTCATCATCAGCCGTGACGCGAATTTTAGGCGCATGCCCGCCGTCAGGCTATGCTCGCGGCACCAATTTCTCCAACAATCGTACAGCATCAATTCCGGCGTGACAGCGTTACTGTTCACGAAGCAGCACTCGTGGACGAACTGCACTACTGGGGAGGTGACGTGTCGCAGGTCGGTCACTATTCGGGTCGAGGACTGGGGGATAGTGAATTCCCCCTGCTTTCGCAATCGCTCCAATCCGAGGAGCGACCAGTTGAGTATGCCGGGTATCTCCGCAGCCAGTCTTTCCGACAGAGTGATGTCCGGGTTCGCCGCGAACGATTCCGTGTATTCCAGCGCGAGTAGCCGACGTGGAAGAGCAGACGCGGTGTCTGGGAGTTCTGGAAGCTCATTGGTGGTGATAGTGATGCGGCAGGGAAGGCGGACGTTGCTAAGCGTCGGCAGCGCCATTCGACGGACAGACACACTATCCGCCCCCGATATCGCCAGAATAGACATGAGGGCAGCGGCTGTGTCGGCATATCGTCCAATACGAGCGTCAGGGAATACGGCGGCGAGCTTTCCAACAAGATTAGAGAGTCCATACTTCTCTCCCAGCGAGTCAAAAGATGTGAATGCAATTTGATCCTGCCCCAACATGAGGCGCATCACGTCCATCGTGGTACTCTTACCACTGCCGGGCGGGCCGATCATCAGCATCATCTTCTGATAAGAGGTATCGGGGACGAGCATAAGCCCGAACCACTCCTGTAGCAGCGCCCGCTTGTGATACCCGTCGGGGCCGGGAAACACGGAGGCGAGGAAAGATACCCATGTAGGGCATGCCGCAGTGGCATCGTACTCGTAAGGCAGGGCGTGCAGCGTAAAGTAGTGGGGCGTTGCGGCGATTAGCGGAGCTTCTTCACCCTTCGCGATCCGGTTGATGTCCAGTACCCCATTCGCGAAGCCGATCAGCGCCTTGGGGTCCGGCGTCGTACGGCCGTCCAACCAACAGGGGGGCTCGACAGCGAGCGGACACGACCGGCTCAGCGCGTCGATGATGTTCGTGATGACCGCTTTCGTCGGGATGAACGGCTGCACATCCGTGCCGCCGTCCGACCGTACAACCGAGTACGTGCGATTATCAAGCCAGTCGTACATGCGCCCGCGAATGCGGGAGGTCTCATCCACTTCAACGTAACGGGTACCGTCGAACTGAAACCACTGTTTGTTCAGCAGCCGCAAGATCGGGATGCCGTCCACGGTCTGCGTTTCTCGCAGCCACTTCTCCGCTAGCGCCAGCGGTGCCGTGTCTTCCAGTAACCGCGAATCGCTCGTACTAGTGCCATGCTCAGCGATATAAGCCAAAACAGCGTCGGCTGTGAGCGCATAAGTGTGGCTCCATATACGAAAGTCTTTGCAATCGTCCGGGGGAAATACTTTTACCAAGGATGGGCAAACCGATTTCAGCGTCTCGAAAGTTGCCTCAACTCCGTCAGCGCCGGGTTGCTCCATGCGCTGTGTTTTCTCGTTGAACTTTTTATCGTTCTCGCCGATGATAACGCACTTGCGGCCTCGAACAAGCTCACGCAATAGGCCCATACCCGCAAGATTCGAGGGTCTGCCGACGGCTACGAAACCGAGGTCAAGCGCCGCTGCGGCGTCAGACGCACCCTCCACGATAATTACCGGGTGCGGGGAATCTGGTAGCGCACCACCACTGTGCAACTCACCCTCGGGTTTACGAACGTGGAGCCAACCCCCGGCGTCGGTCGATTTGGGTGCGTTCGGGGTATTGCCCTTCTTTACCCTGATGCACATGACCGCCTTCGGATCAGCGGGATTCTCAGCCGACAACAGGCAGCCGTCGGGTTTACCGCAGATCGGGCAGCAGATACCTGCGTCCATTGTACGCACCCAGTTGTGCCGACCGGGAACGTATGCTTTGCTGCCTGCCTTATATCCGGGGCGGATAGGGTACACCAACCCGTGCTTGGACTCGGGGTACATCGGCTTTTTCTGGTAGCCGTCGCGCCTCAGAGTCAGCCCCACAACGCAACCTGATTCATTGCGCTCTGCGAAGCACCACCAACCGTCATCGTTTCGCCCGTTAGCGAAAGGCACCGATGGAATGAAACCAATCCCAAGCGCATAACAGGAAGCAGCAGTGACACCGAGCGTCGCCGCAAACTCTTCGACCATCGCGGGCCATGCGTTACCAGCAAACGCATCGTACAGAGTATTGAATTTATGCTTGGTCAAATGCGCGCGCCGCTGTTCCCAGCAGCACGCACAAGGTTAGTTGACGGCGGCGACGAACGCGGCGCGGAACGTACCCCAGTCAGCCGGGGTGATCGTGTCTTCTCCGCGACCGGGGAAGAGCTTCTGGTATGTAGCGGTGAAAGTCTTGCCGAGATCATCGTCAGACATCTTCACGCGCTTTGCACAGCCGTCGGTCCATGCCTCTGCCTTGGTGCTAGGGGCAGTCCCCGCCTCCGCTTCAAAAGGGATGTCGGCCTCCGTGAGCGGCGCAGCAGGTGCCGCCGGAGCCGCCGGGGCCGCGACTGGTCTCTTCGGCGGATTCTTCGGCGGTGCGGCGGGCTTCGGAGCAGCCGCACCGGCAGCCTTGGGAGCGGCTGCCGCACGCGCCGGGGCAGCAGTCTTCTTCGACTCCATAAGCCCGCCGAACTGTGCGTCAAGATCGTTCAGAGCGGCGGGGTCCAACGCCCCCAGCGTGCGAACCGGCGGCGCGTCAGCAGCGTCCAGCCATTGCACACGGAAGCGAGTCTGCCCGTCGTAGTCGTCCTGCTCAACGCGGACCAAGATTTCTTTCTCGGCCAGATCCAGTGCAGCCAACGACGCGAAGGACACACCGTCCCAGCCCGTAGCAACCATCACCTGCGTGAAGTTCTGGATGCGCTTCATGCCGCCGGTCTTCTTGTCATTGCCGAACAGGGAGAAATAGCTGATATCACCTTGATTGAAATCCCAATCCACGTAGCCGGGTTCGGTCAGCCCGTACTCGGCGAGTTCCTCCGGTGACGCCGCGTACTTCTTTATGGCTTGCAGGCGTGCCACCCACTGGGGGAAACCGTTCGTAGTCTTGCCGACGCTGTGTTCGAGGATCTTTGCGATGAACACGCCGGGACGATCAAAGGGGGTCAGTTCCATATCAATACTCCTGATGGGGTGAATGTGACAGTTACGCTCGTGCGACGGTGTTGCCAGTCGGGTCTTCCACAATCGCGATAATATCGTCCGACCGGATCAACGCGAGGTCGCCCTCGGAATCCGACATCTCAACGACAGACGATGCGATTGCGCGCATGTCCATCTTCGTACCGCGCTTGATGAGGACCGTCATACCCGGCTTGAGATCGCCCGTACCAATCCGTACGCCTGCATCCGTGTAGATGCCCGCACCTACTCGGACAATCGTAGCGAGGTCGAACAGGCTGCCCTTGTGGCTGGACGGGAGGATAATGCCGCCGATGGTGGTGCGTTCACCATCACCGGTAGGTGGGTGTAGGCGGATGGATACGATGTTGTTGCGGGGCTGGATATTCGACATACAGTTCTCCAGTTGGGGTGGGGTTTTCCGCTACTCTGATGGCCACATGAATTGCCACAGTGAGTCGTCGGTCGGATCCGCAAACGAGATGACCGGATCCAGTGTGAACGCTGTTTGAGTGTGGGGGTTGAGGATCGGGCGAGTCTTAGCACTAAAGTGCCGAGCAGGGTGGGTGAAAATGACGCGCGTGTTCGCGCCTTCCGTGTCGCGGATCTTGCCTGCACGTGCGGTGGGCTCGCCCGCAACCGCAGTTTCCTGATACGCGATGCGAAAGATGTGGTCAGCCCACTGTTGGATTTCATTGCGGGGAGAACCCTGTTTGTTGTGGGCGAGGTCCGGGCCTGACTGCAAGTAGTTCAGCCCACCAGAGTTCGTCAACTCGATCTCAGATTCCTGTGCCAGCAGTACGACGTTGACGCCTTGCTCGATCAGAGCGTCGAGATCAGCGCACAGAAGGCGGATCGTGTCGTGGAGATGGCGATACCCCTTGCCGAATCCATACCCTTCAAGGTTGCGCACCTTGTGTCCCTTTTCGTGCGGGATCGTCTCAAACATATAGGGCTCGGCGAGCGCCTGCACCTTCGTGATCGTGTCGATCACAAGACTCCTAACGCCCTTGAACATGCCCGGCTGTGCCAACACGGCTCGCAGATCTGCGAACGTCTTGCACGCAGGGATGGCATTGACCGGCTTGTTTGTGGCCGGGTGACGGATCTTCCGAGCGCCGTCGTCAAACCCGATGAACACGCAATCGGGGAGCAGCGATGCCAGTGTACTCTTGCCCATACCGAATGGAGAGTAGATGATGATGCGCTCACCGCCGCCGTTGTTGGCCCACGGCTGGATGGTGAAAGACTTTGCGGGGGTGATGGCCTTCGCCGCATTGGGCGACACCGGCGGGGCTCCGGCGCGTGCTGGGAGGACAATCTTCGGAGCGGTCGGTACTGCCACTGCGGGCGGCGGGGGTGGTTTCGGGGCCATGTGTCACTCCTCTCAATGGTTACAGTTCGACCGCTTCACGGTCTACAGTCAGGTCCGTAAAGATGCGCTTGAAGCCGTCAGGTGTCTGTCCCTGACTCACGTCAGTATGCGTGTAGCAGATCGAGGTATATGCGCAGCGGAACGTAGCCTCGCACTGCTGTTCGTTGTTGAACCAATGCCCACTGTCACGCATAGATTTGATAGTCTGGTAGATGCTGTACAGTTGCTCAAGGAACGATGCGCGTGCAGCGTCGGAGCGGGGGATCTCGCGACGCGCGAAGTAGAAGTCGGGGCGCGTATAGATATCCGCGAGCAAGCGAGCGCCGAACATATCCGGCGTCTCGCGGATGGCAAACGTCCCTTCCTTCGCGCCGTCCTTGCGCTCCGCGAGCAGGCCGTCCACAAGGATATCTTTTCCGTCACGAGTGACCGTGAACTGGGTGTTCTGATACACACCCGACTCCACAAATGCGGCAGTATCTTTCTGCGTCAGCATGCTGGGTTCGAGTTTGGGTTTCTTCCATACGTCGTAATGCCCGCCGTGAATGCGCGTACCACGGGGTACGCCATACTGCTCCAGTTCACCCGCGTCAGCCAGTTCCTGTGCCGCAGTGACATACATGCTGATCTGCGTGTCGAGATTGAGGTGGCTCCAAAACGTGGAATCGCTGTTGATCGGCTTCGATGTACTCTTGTAGTCGGTGATATAGATGTGCCCCTGCCAGCGGATCAAGCGGTCGATTTTGCCGAGGCGCACAACGTCTGATTCTGGAAGCGGCATGCCGACACCGGGGATACGCAAGGGTAGCTTGAACGAAATTTCAGTCGCGAGGGTCGCTATGGGGTCCGCATCCGTATAGTACCAAATGTACCCTGCGAAAGACGCGGCTAGAATCGTGCGCTCCAGCGCCCACTCGTCCGTGGTCTTGAAATCCGGCACCACGCGGTACGCCGCGTTCAGGTGCTCGATCGCAGCCGCAAAGGCGCTGTCCCGTGTCGCCCCCTCGCTCGCCAACGCGATACGGTACACCTCATGTAAGGCATGCCAGTTTGTACCCACACGCAGCGAGTCCGCGTCAACAGCCTGCCTGATGCCCTCGATGTAGCTCAACTGGAAGCGGCGTGGACATGCCTTGAACGCGGCGACGGCACTAGCGGATAGGTGGATGGGTCGATGTGTCATGCGGGGTCTCCAAATATACTCGTGATTCGGGGGAAGTCAAGTTCAGATTGCGGGTCCGCGTCGATGCCGACGACCGCCCTTCGACCCCCACATGAGCAGCCGCGCAGTGCGTACGGATTCTGGTTGGTTTTTCAAGCCATCAACCGTCTCCGTCAGGTGATACCACGCAATCAGCATCGCCTCTGCTCGACCGTCTAGGAGCCCGCCACGCGGCCCCCGAAGATGCGAAGGGCTCAGACCCCTCACGTGCGCCTCGGCTAGCGCCACGGCCTCTAAGCGAGCCGCCTGCCACCCCGATTCTTTACCAGACAAACCGAGTCGCCCCTTCCATTTGTTAGGAGCGACCCTAACAGGTGGCATACCGAACGCCGTAAAGACCCCTTCCAGTATACCCAAACCAACGCCAAACCGCTTGCTCGATTCTGGAGACTCATCAGGCCGGGTCTGCGGCCACTCCAGATACACACGTGCATCGCCCCCGGCGTGAAGGTGGATGCGCTTCACGATGTCTACCACACCACCAACGTCGATCTCGGTCGCACGCTGCGTCTGCCCCGGCACCGTGGGCATGTCGTCAATCGTGACCATCGTTCCATCGAGCCGGAGGGATGCAATCGCGCCTCGGAACCCGGGGTCGATACCCACCCAGAGCGGTTGTGTCTTGGGGAGTGAGGGAGTGGGAAGCACGATCTATCCTCGCTTTCTCGAATAACTGGCTCAAGATCACGGCAGCACCCAGCAGCGTCAGCCCTATCGACACCCCGATCAGCCACCCGGCCACGGCCAGCATCATCGCTGCCTCCGTGCATTCCGCACGCACATCGACATCAGGTCGGCGGGACACGTTACCCCGTCTGGGATCGCACCACAGCGTACGCGGTCCATGTACTCCAGCGCCGCGTCTACCGCCAGTTCCCACGACAGGCCCGGACCTACGGGCGCAATCTGCAAAGACGCAAAGCCCGTGCGGTGGAGCATCCACACTGGATTCGTTGGGGCGGTGCGTGCGTTACTCTGCACGTCCCAAGCTACTGCGCACGTGGGTACTGACAACATAATCACCTCATTTCTGGTAATGCTTCGCGATTACGCCTTCCGCACCGAGCGGGTAGTGCGACGCCCACGAAGGGGGTGTACTCAAAGTCTTGATAGAGAAATCTAAACACGCTTGCGCCTGTTCGTCCGGGACATCACACACTTCCTCGTCATGCGCGTGCAACACAACGGGATACCCCGCGTCCTCGCTCTTCTTTATCGCTTCCGCGAGGATATCCCGGCTGACCGACTGCACGATATTTTCAGTCAGGTATCCGCCCCACATCGGGATCATAGCACGGGTGGTGGGGTCTGGCATTACGAGTTGTTCGCGGTTTTTCTCGCCGCGCACAACACGCACCCGGCGATACTTGAGAGTCGCGCCCGACGGCAGCGTGATAACAGTCGCGTCTTCCTCAGATTCCCAGTGGAACTTCAACTCCCGTAGCTCACGCGCCTCGTGATATTGGCTGACAAATTTGAAAGTGCGCTCTAGATCCCGCCAAAATTGCGTGATCATGGGGACAGATTTGCGATACGATTGCGTTATCACTTCGCTCTCGACGAGCGTGATGTCCATGCCGAACGACGCGCTAGCGTACGCCTGTCCTCGCGTTGCGCCCATGCCGTACCCTCCGCCCAGTACGCCGATCTTCCCCATGTCTCGCATGCGCTTGTAATATTTTTTCAGCACCGGCGGGTCGTCGTCGCGCGCTTTGCGCAGGGGTACGCCTGCAATCTTCGAGGCAAACTCAAGGTACACATCTTGTCCGTTGCGGAACAACTCGCAGAGGTCTTCTTGCCCGGCGATGGCAGCCAGCACGCGCGCCTCAATCTGGGAAGCGTCTGTTATGACAAATGACCGACCGGGCCGGGCGACCAGCACATGGCGGATAGATGTCATCAAGTCGTGCCCGCGACTGCTGAGGTTTTGGAGGTTGATTTTTTCCCCGCCCGACCAACGATGAGTATGCGCGCCGCAGTACCGGAGGGGTACCGCGAGCAGACCGTCATTAGCGCGGGCCTGTGCCATTATCGCTCGCACTCGTCCGGCGTGGGTGGGCCAACTCTTGATCGCCTGTCGCGCTTTGGCAAGCGTGCGTACGCCGGGATCAGGGTGCGTGAGCAACTCTTCCAACTTATCGTCGGTCTTTGCGACTGCGGGAATCACTTGCCCCCGCTTGTTTATCTTGGTGAACCGATCTACGCTGTCCCCCGCTGCTTCGAGCGTCGCCTTCAACCGTGCGAGAAAACTATTCGTGCCGCTCAACTCCGCCGGGTCAGTAGCTCCCGCCGCTGACGCCGCGACTTGCACCTGATCTAGCATCTTGATCGCGAGATCCTCACCGAAATTGAAGTCAACCGCGATGCGGGGGTTCCAGAATAGCTCCAGCGTATGGCGCATCAACCACAACTCGAATGACGGGCGCGACAGGCGAGGGAGCAGGATCTGGAACAGATCCCACTCCCGCTGTACGTCGTTCTCCGTATAGAGGCAGAGGGATTCCCACTGTTCCGGCGTCATGCTAGCACAACGAAGACCTGCGAACTCCTTCGTGTCTCCCTTGGGCGGCAATCCGTGGCGTTTGCACAGCGCATCGAGGTCGTTAGGTGCGCGGCTGTTGTCGTACCGCGCCAACCCCAACAGGTCGATAAAATACGGCGCGTTGATGCCGTATTTCTTACGCAGAATCAGGCCGTCAAACGCCGCGTTGTGCGCTACGAGCGTCACCCGCTCCAAGTTTTGGCCGTAGAGCGCTTGCAGCATCTCTATCGGTGCGTTGTTCCCGCCCCGGAAAAAGCTCGTGAGCGTCGTATCGAGCGGCTGCCCGCCACGGTAGCGCACGAATGCTTTACCGAGTTCTTCGTAGAGGGGGTGCTGGACATACTCCACCGTACTCATCTTCGTGAAAGAGTAGGTAGAGTCAAAGTACGTTTCAAAGTCCAGCACCACCACATCAGCCGGGTATCCGCACTCACTCAGCACTGTCTGAAATGTCTTCCGCGTCGTCGAGTTCGTCTTCGACGCCCCGTTCGGCGGCGGCGATGGCGGCGTCGTCGATGACCTCGCCGTTGGCGGCGTCTTCGAGATCGACGGTTTCCGCGTGAGCGGAATCGGCGGGATATTTGGCGTCAAGGGCAGCAGCGGCGGAATCGGCGGCAGACTTGATGACGGCATCGTGTTCCTCGCGAGTGCGAAGTTCGCTAAACGGGGAGTCGGGCGTGATCGGGTAAAGGCGGTAATGCTCTGCGCCCCGCACAAAAATTTCTTCGAGTCGCGTGATGGTCGGCCCCATCTCGGGCTGAAGCCCGCGCCCGACACGCCCGTATTCCAGTATCGCCGCCGCGAACATATCCATCACGCAACCAGAGATCGAGTCCCCTTGGTAGGGAATACGCGGCATTCGCGATATGCGTTCTGGGGTCGCATTCAAAACGCTAAGATTTCCCGACAGCCGATCCAGATGCACAGTGTCAAACAGTGGGTACCGGCGCATCTTCGCCGCCAGATTCCGCAGTCTCACCCGAATCGCCGTCGCTACTGCCGCTGGATCCAAGGTCTGGGAGGCTTGGGATTCCGGGGACAGGGAGAGGGGGGGCGGGGGTGATGACTCTGCCTCCGACGGTTGGGACGGCGGGAACGGCGGAGGGAGGTGGCGGGGCTTCGGCATCGGTATGCTCCTTATAATACGGGTCGTTTGTGGCCTCCAGCAGCGCAGTACGCGCTGCGGAGATGGTGTGTTCGAGTTCCAGAGTGGTCGCAGGCGACAACTCGTAATCACGAAGGATTCGTTGGAGGTGGTGGTACGTCAGGTCCAGCGCGCCTAGCGTAGTAAATCCGCCGCCGGGTTTCGAGTACCGGGGGTCGAAGGGGTCAGGGGTGTAATGTGCGTCGTTCTCAATGACTGCACGCGGCGGATATGAAATCTGTAACTGATTGGGATCCATCGAGGGCAGCGGCGGGAGAGCCCGCGCACTCGCGATTGCCGTCGCAAGCGCATCCGGTGTTGTCTTACCGTAGGCTACTTCGACCGCCGCCGCCCACGCTTCCTTCACTTCCTTGAGCTTCTTCGACATATTGAGGGCATCGCCGGGCAAACCCCGGAACCCGTCTGAGATGTACCACTCTCCAGTCGGCTGTCGTAAACAGATAGCGGTGATACGTTTTGCACCCTTACCATAGGAAAAGTCGTAACCGCCGTCGTCACGCCGACTTGCACGCATTTTGAAAGCCATCGTTAGTCTCCGTCGAGAAGATCACGGGAAGAAATCGAGGTCGCCCCACGATAAATTCAGATCATCCCAGCCCTCGTCAGCAAACGCTTCTGGATCCTCGCCGGGTGATCCGCCATCACCGTAATCCCAGAGTAGAGATTCAAGGATTTCATGATCGGCACACGTATAGCACGACAATGAGTCCTCCAGACACTCATCACATATCGACGACAAGCCCGGTTGAATCGTCGCTGCTCCGCAATGACGGCAAGGCAGTCCTTCAAGTCTTGATCGGTCAGCACGCGGTTTGCCTTTGTGCTGCGATGACTTGCCCCACGGTAACGACTCATAGTTCCCATCATGCACCGCTTTCTTCACGAGTTGACGACCGAGGCGGCGCACGATGCGCCGCGTACCAATCTTGCTGCCATCGCCGCCGTCACAGCAAAGCCAACATGAACATCCGTGGGCGCTTAGCTTCAGCCACTCACCGTCGCGGAATTTCGCGTCAGTGATCGGCAGGTACCACGGGATGGTAGCCGTACGTGCCCGACGCACCCACCAACGCGGGTTGCGCGAGTAATGGATCGGGGACGCACGCCGAAGAGTTCGACTCATGTAATCCGAAGCGGCGCTGGTAGGCGACGTTCCGGTTTTCAGACAGGCGGGTATATTTGCCCACTGTCGTACGTTCAAGAAGTTCGGGACATCGCAGCCCCGCCGATGCCGCGTGGACCTCGGCTGCTCGTGGATGCCCGGCGACGGCCTGATGCCGAGCGCGTGGCGTTGCTCTTTCGATCAGCCGAAGTGCGACCGTACTCGCGCATCTTCTCGGGATTCAGGTGGCGGCGCACGGCATTGTAGATTGAGTAGAACGTGCGCCCACCAAGTGCATCGACGCGGAGCAGAGTCTGTGCAATCGCACGCGCGCCCTCGCCGGGATTGCTATCACATGCCGCCGCGATCGTTGCCAGTTCGTCATGAGTATACTTCATCGCTAGGATCCTCTCTGTTTGATTTTGACACGCCGCCTACGTCTTTGTCGGCGGAACGTGTCAGACTCCGCCGGGGTACGCTCTGCTTCTGGGCCGGTAACACCCGCCCAACCCCGCACAACCCTACAATCGGACGTTCGGTGCCGTCGGCAAGGGGCTGCGCCGGGGAACAAACACCGCATCACAAGACCAAACTGGAAGGGGTTGAGTTGTCGGATCTGGTGCCCTTCCCCTGCTGTGCTGTTCTGAAAAGAATCGAGGTAGGTTTTGTAGAGTCGCCGCGTTTCCACCCAATCGTAGGGATCGTAGGTCTCGCGGTATCCGCGCCCCGCCACCTCCATCGCATGACGGTACTCCGGTGGGGGTACGACGGCTTCACCGTTTGCAAGTTGCTCGACCCATCGGGGTGTGCGGGGCATAAAGGTGGTACCGGGAATCAAACCCGGCGGCGTCTCTGTGCCTATGGCTGACGGTTCGTCATGCTTCACACTCGCGTGTGACCTTACCACCATATCCAAATCCCCAACCGCATGATGCCTCACACGGCGGAGAGGGGGCGTTCCTGTGCATCGCAGGAACATCCGTGACAGATGCGCCGATAGGTAACTACCCTACGCGGCCTACGCCCCCGTGATCGACGATCACGCAACCGGGTCGATGGTGATGCGGATGCTCGCACCGCCTGACGCGGTTTCCGTTAGTTCCACGTTCAGGCCGCCGCCGAGCTTCGCCAGCACGCCGTTCACCGCAACGGCGGTAGCAAACTGGTGCGCCGAAATGACGCGGCTCTGCATGAGCCCCTGCAACTTCTTCAAGCTCCAGCCAGCACGCACATCCTTCAGGATGCCCTTGGCTGGGCACGAGTCGGTGAGCTTACGGGGCTTGTCAACGGCGGGGGCGGCGGCGGGAGCGGCGGCGGACAGCATATTCATGGGGTTTCTCCAGAGGTGAGGGGTTAGGTACGTATCCGAATGGCTACAGTATACACATGATCGGGCAACGGTCAAACAAACTTCACAATTTTTCTAGGGGAATCAACTGGTCCATAAGCATGATACCGGGCACGCCGAATTCGCGTAACACTTCGATGCACAAATCGGCGGCTTGTTGCAGAGTGGCATCCGCTGCCCTCGCCGCTGCCTCCGCTGCCCTCACCGCTGCCCACGCCTCCGCTGCCCTCGCCGCTGATTCACATCCCCGAGCAGCGGATCCCAGCGCTATCGCATGCGTCGGAATATGGGCGGCGACATGGCGCAGCGCCGCCGGAATGATCACCTGAACGGTTCGACGGGCAAGGCGGGCAGTAAAGGCGGCGTCATCGAGAACGTCTTTAGATCCGAGTTGGGCAATCGCCAACCGACGTAACCCGTTGGCGCGTGCGGCATTGCTCGACCACGGTGAGTCATTCAACCCAATCTTGAAGATGCGCAACGCCGGAGATACACATCCGGGGTCGTCTCCATGCGGCTTACCTAGGGCAAAGCAAACGGCGGCTTCAACGCACATATGACCCGGCACCGGGACACCCATGCCGTTTGTGAGACCCTCATCGACAGTTTCGAGTATTTTTCTGGCCTGATCAACTGTGATACTCATTGGGTTCTTCCATAAAATTCGCCGTGCAGGGGTCGGACCTGCGCCTCCGCGCACATCGCGGCATGCTACCAGCTACACCAACGGCGTTGCGTACACGTACACCCCGCCGCCACACGGCGACGTTTGTGTACTTTACTGAGGGGGAGGGTTTTCAGACTGCATCCCCGCCAAACCGAGAGACTGCTGCACTCGCTGCCGCCTCTGCGTCTCGAACACCGGGCGCGCTCGCGGCTGATACCGCATCAGATGTCGCGGGCAGCGCTTCTTTCGTCTCTTCCAGCAGCGCGGCGGCGCTGTTCTCGCCGATCATGACGGCCACCTTGAGCGCAGAGAGTGCTTCATTTTCGAGTATACACGACTGCCCTGACGGGTGAACTTCGCTATGGTCGAGCAGATACCGAGCAAACCGAGCTACCGACCGGCACCCGGCTGGAGTACGCGGGTACCATTCTTCCGTGTGGGGGTGGTGAACGCAGCACCGCTGACCCACTGGCATCGTGCAAGCCGCACGCGCTGGACGCCCGCAACAATTCGCAACGTCTTTCATATTCACAGTATCGCCTCACTTTCCCTAAAGTCAAACAAACTCCGATGGATTTTTACCGCCGATAACTCTAGCTCATCAGGGGTTCATACTCGGCCATGATGTCCTGTGAGCTTTCCCCGTTCGCGTTCTGTTCTATGCGGTCGAAGAAAACACGGGCCTCCTCGTCCTGTAACGTGACGGACTTGCCAGTAGGGTGGGTGATAGTGACGGCCGTCACATCAGCACCCGTGCCGCTGTCGATGCTCCAGTTGTAGTATGCTCGTTTCATGGCTCATCCTCTCCTGCGCTCAGAGGTTAGGACAGGCACAGGCGACAACCGCCCATACCGTCGATGTCAAGTTCTTCCAGCACCTGCCCCAGTATTTCCCGGATCGGCTGATCTGGCCCCACACGGTCGGGGTGGTCGGCATCCTCGTAGTACGGTTCTCCGGCACCTTTGAGGGGTCGGAGGATAGCCACGATCTGTGACACCACTTGATCGTCGAGGTGGGCGGGTGCCCGGTTGTGCGTGCTCTTGCACCGGCGGACGGACTCCGATTTTTCGGGCGTAGGGGGCATGATTACTCCTTCAATTTCTCCCCAGCGTACCGGAGCGCCGCGAGGCTCAACGGATAGGATACGTCATTCTGAGAGGCATTCAATCCAAACCAGCGTACCAGTTTCTCCCAGTTTCGGCCATACGCTACGGCGGTTTCAAGGCACCGTACCCGCGTCTTTTCCCGGATACGGGGCTTGCATCCGGCCTGCACAGCCTCATCGACCCGACGCTGGTACCAACGTGCAACGATTGCGCATAGGGCAGCGTCCCGGGGACTGTGCCGGATCGCCCATAGGCCCATGCCCCCGCTTGACGGGTCGAGTGTGATTATCTCCCCGTTCACCCGGTGGATAG